AAAGGGTAGTTTTAGGGGGCAGTGTGCCGGACAGGATCGCGGCAAACCTGAGTTATCCGCTGAAATTGCGGATGGATAACGGGCCAGAACTGGTTTCGCTGACGCTGGCGCAGGGGGGGCTCCCATCGATAGGCCCAACGAAAACAATAGAGCTATTCGTTGGGCCTATCGATGGGCCTAAGAGGTTCGGATTTAATTAGTTCTCTTTGGACTTCGCAGGACAAATTGAAGGCACAAAAAAGCCCGCAGGGCTTGCGCCGTGCGGGCTTTCAGGACTTCATCGGATGACTCTGGTAATCACCGATGGAGAATTTTGGTGGGCTGGCGGGAGTTGAACCCGCGTCCTTATATTATTATATATCTGATTTTGCTTGTAAAATTTATTCGGTGGTTTAATGCGTATACTTTGCGTATCCTTATCCTTTCAAACCATGTTTGAGTGAGTCATATCCATGGAAGCATATGAAATACAGGCTGTTATTAAAAACCTACAAAAACAAGCTAGAACTGCAAAAATTATAAGCAATGCTCTTATATATACTTTAATTTTTGTGATTTTTATTCTTTTTTATAGTGCTTATACGATGAATGACAGAGATTCTCCTGCAGGGATATTTGGGGATTATATCAGCGATATTATTGGTAAAAAAGTGCCAGATCGCCGACTCGCGGGTGCGGAGTATGAAAAAAGTTTAAATGAAAACTTAAAAAATTTGGATGCTGTTAATAATGAATTTCAAGCATCCATTGATGCACTCAAAGGTAGTATTATAACTAATCAAATTTCGAGGGCAATAACGTCTGGAATCCTTACTTTAACTGTGATATTTATGGGTTTATACACAATTAAAATTACTTTAATGTTCATAAGGTATTATGCTCAACTTGCAGCAAGATATGAAACGCAAGTTACAGCATTTATGGCTGCAAACGGAGATATTGACAAAACTATAAAATTAATCCAAGCCTTGTCTTCCAACGAAATTACAATGGGAGCTGCGCCAGATTCAATTTATGAAAAGGCTCTTGAGATTGTTTCAAAAGCCCTAGCTGTCAAAAAGGACTAGCCTTTTTTATTAACGAGCTGTTTATTCATTACATCGTAATCTTTCAGATACGATCCGTAATGCCTGAAGAGCATCTCTGGCCCCTTGTGTCCCATCTGCCCGGAAAGCCAGAAAAGGTTAGCGCCCTGGCTGATGTGGCGTGTCGCGAATGTATGCCGTGTCTGGTATGGGTTGCGGTATCTGATGCCAGCTTTACGCAGGGTTGGAACCCAGGCTTTTTTGCGGATCGCATCCGCGCTGGCCCACGGCATATTCGTTTTCGGATCCTCGAATATCGTAGCATTTTTCATGAAGGTGAACGATTTTTGATTCGCCAGCACGGCCATTGCCACATCGTTAAGTTCTACTTTGCGTGTGCCCGCCTTTGTTTTGGTTCCTTTAATAACACCTACCACACTCGCGTTCTGTACGTGCGCCGTCTTCCCGATGAAGTCGATATCGCGCCAGCGCAACGCGCATAATTCCGAGCTACGCAACCCCGTCTGGATAGCGAACATAAACAAGTTTTCCCATTGCTTATTACCGGCAGAAGAGAGGAGGGCATCAACTTCTGCAGGTGAAAGTGGATCGACAATATAGTCGCTATCAGCAGTCGATTTGTCGCTTTGATAGCGGGATGCCGTTACCAGAGATACCGGGTTGAGTTGTAGCACTCCATCTGTGACAGCCTCATCAAGCGCTGACCGCAAAAAAGAGAGTTGGTTACGAATCGTCTTTAATGTGGTGGTTCGACTTTGGATCCATACTTTCATTGCCGCCGGCGTAAGTTCGCTTGCCGGAAGTGAATGCAGTGCAGCCAGCGCGCTACGGCATTTTTTATAACCGCCAATAGTTGATGGGGAAAGTTTTCGTGTTTCGCAGATGTCGATGTATTCATCCAGATACTTTTTTACTGTCTTCCCTGCAGCCGCATTCCCAAATAATTTTAAGCGAGCGGATCGCGGGAAATACTCTGCGTAAACGAATGTTCCACGCTCTATTTTATTATGGATTTCGCCGAGGGTTCGCTCGGCGTATTTAAGATTCTTACTGTTCACTTCAAGATTAGAAAGGGGCTCCCTGCATTTAACCCCTCTATAGGTGAAAGTGATATTGATAGTTTCGCCCTGACTATGCTTTCTGATAGTCACGCCGCGCGGTAGTTTTGGCGACTCTGCCTTGCCCATTTAGCAACCTCACTAAGATCAATCCATCTTTCCTTAACGCCTTCCACCTTCAGCACCTGAACACCTTCAAACCAGACACCGCGTTGCACCCGTTTATTAATGGCTTCGAGGGTCTCTCCGGTTTCTTTGCAATAAGTCGAGATCGGAACACAATCGAGGTTCAGCATAATTCCTCCACTTCACCGGCTGCACCCGGTCACTCTTTAAAGATACAGGTCCCGCAACCATTGCGGGCCCAGTCAAAACAAATACCGCATCGATTTACTTTTTTACTTCCTGCGCCTCCTGCTGGGGTGCTGCTGCGAAATGTTCAACACCTTTTGCCCATATTTCTTTGATGCTTGTCCAACTGACAGGCACTGTAATTTCAATTCGCCCGCTTCCGTCGCATGTTTCGCATTCATCATCGCCAAAGCACTCAGGGCAGCTTATGAACTTGGTTTCTGAAAACTCACCGGATAGCGCACCCTTTGCGCCATTCTCTGCCGTCAGCTTGCTCGGCACCAGTGCATAACCATCAGATACCGCCTGCTGCATAATTTTCTCATACTCAGCAATCTGCGGGGCATACGGCAACTCATCACGCTGCTCTGTCGGCCCAACGGCGGCGCGGTACTGCTTTAGCTCGCGGGCAATAGCCTCTGCTTCTGATGCGGGGATCATCACATTGGCATCCTGACCATACGTTTCACGCCATGATTTGATTATGTTCAGGCGCTCATCTGATACGCGTTCGTTGATTGCACTCATTTCTCACCACCTTTCTTCATCTTCTTCTTCCCAGCGCTGGCGCTCAGCATCAATGCACGGTTTACACACTTCATAAACTCGACCATAGCTTCCTTCTTCGATATCCCTGTGTGGGTAAAGGTAGTCCGCTTGCTTTCTGCACCAATCGCATTGTCCCGAGTAGTCGGCTTCACGGGATTCACGCAGATATTCATCGTGGCATTCCTGGCACATATCGCAGTATTCACAACCAAACGAATCTGTTTCCCCCTGAACGCGTATAACGGCATCGCGTTCAGGGTGCGAATCGCATTTAGTACCTGCCGCTACACCCGTAGAATGGCCCGGAAGTGTTGAGACCGGACCGTTGCTAATATCAGCCATCACTCTCCCTTCACTTCGCATTTGATGCCAGTGCGCGCATAGACGATTACGCCATCGTCCGGGCGCTTGCGCGGTAAATAGATTCCAGGTCTCGGCCACAACGCTATAAACCGTGATTCCCGGTTTTCCAGTGCACGGAACCGGCTTTCGCTCATCACACCCACTGGCCGCAACAGGCGTTTATCATATTCCAGTTCTGCGATTTTCCGCTGCGCACTCTCCAGCTCCTCTACCAGCGCCAGAACGCTCTCCGGGCTGGCTTCGTCCTGCCACAGGTCGAATGTGTCCCCAGCTTCACGGCACATAATTTCTTCCTGTGCCGCAGCTTTCAAACGGGCGATTAGTTCGTTTGTGTTCATGCTGCGTGCTCCTCGGACTGATATTTTTCAAACCAGAAAACGACCGGCTTGTCGATTACCACGACCAGGCCAAAGCGTTCTGCGGTGCGGAAGTTGACAGATGTTTTAAGGGCGCGGCCAGCCTGAAATGATATCTGTCTGCGGAATTCTTCGACGTCGAAAACGGACTTGAAGAGATTGCAAGGAGCGCATGACGGAAATAAATTGATAAGGGTGTCATGCTGAGGCAGGTAAACATCGCCGGTCTGCTTTAACTTCCATTTCCCCTGCTGCCGGGCCTGTTCGTCAATCTCCAATTTCCGGTATACAGCTTCAACATGGTCAGCGTGCCAGCCCTTTTCCGGCAATTCGCAACCGCAATAGGCGCAGCGGCCACCAAATTTCATGCGCAATTCTGCGCGCTGAGTTTTGGTCAGTTTCACAACGCACCTCCATTGCTGTTACCGCGCAGCGAGTCAGTTAAGACGCCCATCATTTCATCTGCGAAATCGCGCTCAAAGTCCTCTTCTTCTGCATCTGGAAGCATTTCAACAGAGCTGAGAATCATGCGAGCCACGTCAATGACCTCACTTTCAGGACTCTTGATGAAACCATGCTCCCAAGCGGCCAGCATTCTGTTTGCTACAAAGTAAATTCCCTGAGTTCTGCCATGAGCGCGCACTTCAGCCAGGAATGCGTCAGTGGCCTGAAATGGGTTTTCGGCTTCGACATCCCTCGAAACGTAGGCGTTTATTTCTGATACGTAATCCATCGGAACGCCTGCATACAGGTATTCGTCCTCATTTACGTATTCGTCATGGTTCTCGCTAATATCGGTCAACAGGCGAAGCATCTGCCCATTCTCCGACGCAAGCACATCACGAATTTTCAGGGATTCGCACAGCGCAGACTGAGTTACATCCAGCCGTGATGCCAACTCAGTGACGAGTTCCCCAGAGGCTTTCGGAAGGTAACGTGCTGCATGATGTGCAGCTCCAATAAGCTGTTTCGTTGTTAATCGGGCCGATGCTTTATCTGTTAAATCTGGCTCAAGTAATTTCTTATTCACGCTTGTTCTCCATTGTTACGCGCTGCACCGCGCCTGAATTTGGGGTGAGCGAATCCCTCGCCGGGTGGCGATAAATCAAGTGGTTTCGCTTTAGTAAATGCCCTGATAAGGGGGCATTTATTGAAACGGGCGGCTGCCACCGCCGGTTAGTTCTCCACACAACACAAAAGAGCACCTGCGGCTGCAACCGCCCGGATGGATTGGGGAATGAGCCCGTCATCCGGTGATGCTCTTGTGTGTTGCGTAAAAAAGGGGCGGTACCAGCGACTTCAAGGGATAACTTTGGTACCGCCAAACAACTACATAACTGCCTGGTTTTATGAGGTTGTGAGCCAGACGCTTGTCTTCTGGTTGCCGTCGGCGCGGCTACTTCGTGGGCGTCCTGCCTGTTCGCTGTTGATGGTTTGAATCTAAAATAACTTAGATTAAAGGTCAAGCAGGAAATCTAAATTAATTTAGTTTTCCTGAGGGGAAGGGTTTACTTGCGACGCATCATTCGGCGATGTTCGACAACGACACCGATAATAGTGATCTTTTCTTTTGCGGAATTACGAACGGCATAATCTTCATTCAGAGGAATTAATTCAAAAATTTCCTCGCCTTCGTCACTGACACCTCGCGCGCGGTATTTTTTAAAGGTCGCCTCGTCGCTGCCGTTCTTAGCAACAACGTAATCACCGGGACCAGGCTGTATCTCTGGGTCAACGATGATTATGTCGCCTTCAACAAAATCCGGCTCCATAGATTTACCTTTGACCCGCAGCGCGAAGGTTGAATAGGAGTGAAATTCAGACGTCAAAATATACTCCACCGTTCCATCAAGGTTCCTGGCGTCACATTCTGGTGACCAAGCTCCGGCTTGGACATAGCTAATAATAGGGATCTGCAGTGCGTTAACGGGGGCGGGCCCTATGTTGGCTTCATCTTCTGTACCATACAAAAGAAAGCCTTCGCTGACACCCAAGTATTGGGCCAGTCTGGTGAGGGAAATTCCACCAGGTACGTTCAAATCCCTTTCCCAATACCCTACCGTAACATCTGAAACACCCAAGGCCTTACCAAGCTGACCTTGAGTGAGTTTACGTTGCTTTCTTAACGCCCTTAAACGCGTACCTAATGTTCCCACGATCTAAACCTTCGTTGATGAAACCTAAGTTATCTTAGTTTTTATTGACCTAAAAAAAATTAGATAATAATATCTAAATATTCTTAGGAGGACGTTATGACTACGACTGATCTTGAGCAGTACTTCGGCTCGCCAAACAAGGCTGCTGAATTTTTTGGAGTATCACCCGAAGCATTTTATCAGTGGCGTACGCGCCCTGGGCAACTGATTCCAAAAGGCCGCGCAGCAGAAGCTGCAGCCCGAACTAATGGGAAGCTCAAATTTGACGCTTCGCTTTATCAGAAAGGTAACGAAAGGGCGGCTTAGCCGTAACCACAGCAAAAAGGGGTTAACCGTGGATCAGAAGCACTGGCAAGTCGAAAAACAGCCCTCGTGGCTGGTGGCGGCCATCAAAAAAACTATCTCATGCCTGCCTGGTGGCTATGCCGAAGCGGCTGAATGGCTGGGCGTAACCGAGAACGCATTGTTCAACCGGCTGCGTGCCGACGGCGATCAGATTTTCCCAATGGGCTGGGCGATGGTGCTTCAGCAGGCCAGCGGTACCAAGCACATCGCCGATGCAGTTTCACGTCATTCGAACAGTGTGAACGTGCCGCTGGTGGAAATCGAGCAGGTCGATAACGCCGACATTAACGATCGCCTGATGGAGTCCATCGAGTGGATTGGCCGTCACTCTCAGTTCATCCGTAAAGCGACTAAGGATGGGGTGATTGACCAGGCAGAACGGGAACAGATCGAAGAGAACAGCTATCAGGTCATGACGAAGTGGCAGGAGCATTTAACGCTGCTGTATCGCGTGTTCTGTACGCCAGAAAAGAGTGACGCCCGCGAGTGTGCAGCTCCGGGCGCCGTGGCGTGTCGTAATCAGTGGAGAACTAACGCATGAACAGTTTAACGGCTTATCGCCGCTTACCGCAACTGCGGATGATCCCGGTGCCGGGCGTTCCGTTGTTTCGGTATGAGCGCAGATTATCAAACCGCTGGGTTCCGTGTAACCACAGTCGGGCGGTCGCAATCGTGGGGGTCTACTACCGGAGGGCAAAAGCCTTATGCGAGAGCTTAACCGATGGTTCCGGGACCATTACGGCGTGCCCGTCAAAGTTATCCGCTGGGAGCCTGAAACCCGCCGCGTTATCTATCTGCGGGAAGGTTACGAGCATGGAGAGTGCTTCAGTCCGCTCGAGCAATTCCAGCGCAAGTTCAGGGAAATAGTCGATCATGAGCACTAAATTAAGCAGCTACGTGTGGGACGGCTGCGCGGCGTCGGGCATGAAGTTATCCAGTGTGGCCATCATGGCTCGCCTGGCCGATTTCAGCAGCGACGAAGGCGTTTGCTGGCCTTCGATAGAAACCATTGCGCGCCAGCTCGGGGCCGGGCCAAGCACTGTCCGTACGGCGATCGCCAAACTGGAGAAAGACGGCTGGCTTTCACGTACTCAGCGCCGCCAGGGCAACCGCAACGCCTCCAATATTTACCAGCTTAATGTGGCAAAGCTTCAGGCGGCCGCATTGTCTCACCTGTCAGATTCTGACACGTCAAAATCTGACGCATCAAAATCTGACCCGTCAAAATTTGAGGTATCAGAATCCAGCAAAAAAGGTGCTTTTGACCCGTCAGAATCTGGCGGGGATCCGTCAGTAAAATCAAAACATGATCCATCAGATAAAAAACTTTCCTGTCAGGTTGCTGAGCAACCCGACCCTGCAGTGGTAATCACTGACCAGGCAAAACAGGTTTTATCTCACCTGAACCAGACCACAGGATCCCGGTACCAGGTCTGCAAATCATCTCTGGAAAACATCCGTGCCCGCCTGGCGGATGGGTTTACACCTGAAGAGCTGTTACTTGTCGTGGATTACAGCGTCGAGAAGTGGGGCTCTGACCTGAAAATGGCAGAGTACCTCAGACCGTCCACGCTCTTCCTGCCGAGCAAGTTCCCGGGCTATCTACAGTCGGCGAGTAAGTGGGATTCCGCTGGGCGACCGGCACGCGATACATGGGGCCAGCGCGGCAAGCTTCCTGATTCAGCGGTGTTCCGTTCGAGTCACCATGACGTGGCGTACACCATTCCGGAGGGGTTTCGCGGATGAGCATCGCATCGAAAGTTTTGCAGTATGTCATCGAAAACCCGGGCTGCAATTATCGCGAAGTTGCCAAAGCCATGCCGGGAACCAACACCAGCACTATCAATCGCTGTCTTGGCCGTTTTTATGAGGAAGGGAAGTTACTTCGGGATTTTCAGGAATCGACGCTGACTTATTACCCGTCTAACCAAACCCTGGCAGAAACGCTTTCAGGGGAAGATCTGAGGACACTGGCTGAACTTGAGGACTGTGCTCAGCAGCTGGAAGCGAAGGGGCTTTATTTCCGGGCTGCATCGGTCTGGCTCAAGGCCTTTGATATCGCGATCAGCTATACGGATCGGAGCCGTTATATCTCACGCCGTGCTGCCTGTCTTCGCAATGCGGGAAATTACAGGGCGCCGGAAGGGCGCTGTTATCTCGCTGGCCGCTACGTGGGGGAAGACCAGTGAAAATACTGACCATTCGCCAGCAGGAAGTTTTAGATCTGATTATCGACTACAT